CTGAAAGAACTTATATAGTAAACCTTCTCTACTAGCCATTGTTATTCTCCATACGATATTTTATGTGGATTGATTCAATAATAAATATCAACTTTCTTATTTTTTGAATTGTGGGGGACTAGGATTTTTCTTTTGTTGAGCTTTATCTATTTCTTGTTTTTGTTCTTTATAGTGTCTATCTAATCTCTTAAAATAGAATTTGCGCAAATAGATAGGCATGTTGTACACTTCGGTGAATGATAACATGCCCTGAGAATTAAAAGCTATTTGAAATATTTGTTCGTGTATTTCTACTTTGTGTTTAGATGTTAGGCCAAAGAAACGAAACGGTCATTGGGACCATAAACTCCTTTTCTTCTCCATCTACATCAATGTATGTTGAAGTCATATCGACATCGGGATTGATATCAGCTACATGTTCTCTAAAAGCGATAGAATCTCTTGATAAAAACTCATTATCAACAAACGAATTTATAGTTGCTTTTTTAGAATCACCATCTACTGAAAGTATCTGTTGTTTGAGTCTTGTAGTTACAGCATAACTAATTCCATCACCAACTTTTTCATATGCTTCTACTTCTTTGGTTATTATCTTTTCATCCGCGGAGGTTAGTAATTTAAATGTTATTTGTCTTTTAGTTGCTGGCAATTCATATTCAAATTCATTTTTACCTTCTGTAACTAAACTCTCATCTAAATATTTATCTTTTAAAGTAGTTAAATCTACTGTAACCTTTGTTCCAAATATTTCTACTGGATAGTCTTTACCATAAGCAAGAATTCTAGCAGCAATTAAGATAGCATTCTTATCACCAACCAGTATATCATCTACTTTAATTGATTTATCAACTATTAAAGATTCTAATAATTTTTCAATCACTCGACCGCTTTTAATAAGATTTGCTGATGTAAGAATATCTTCTTCTTTAGCCGTCATATATTTTACTTCAACTTGCCCCGATGATAGTGGATTTTCTTTGGGATACAATAATCCCTTGCTAGGAAGATCCACGACTTCCGTAGGAAATTTAACTTCAGCCATATTTGACTCCTATGATATTATTTTAGAATTATAACTATTTTTTACCAAATTTTTCTGCAGCTGTAACTCCAAGTCCAACTACTGAGATATACATAAAACACTCAAGTATTTTATCCTTTACCTCAAATGCAGAAAAGGTGTCAGCACCCCAACTACATATCAACATAAAAAATGCTGCGAAACCAACTGTTCTCTTTGACGATATTTTGGCATCGCTTGATAACATTTCTCTTAAAAAACTCATATAAACTCCTTAGAATTGTAGGATAGCGTAATCGTAACGCAAACTTAATGTTATGTCAGTAGGTTCATTTGTTTCCCAGCTCATTTCACCAAAATTAGCATCTTTAATCCATGCACCTTTTAGTGTCCACTCTTCAACTTTATCACCTACTGGACCTAATACATTAATTGTAACATCTTTCTTATAGAAGTCTGAATACCCATCACGACCAGTAACAGATTCTTTATGTAACCTTACCCATTCCATAACTGCTTGTGCACCGGATGGTACAATAGCATCAAAAAGAGTAATGTTAAGTAATTGCCAATCACCCTTGCCTTTAACGTATCTTTTAACATTGATGTGATCCAAAGCAATTTCCTCAAAGGTAATTTGAGGTCTAGCTACTGCTTTTATTAGATAAGCAGGTATACCTTCGACATACATAATGAAACGATTTTTTACTTTCGGCTCAAATGGAGTGAACATTATTTCTGAGGGATCAATTAGATCTGGCATTTCAGTTCTCCTATTAATATTTTATTCTTCATATATAAATATAACCAAACTGAAAAATCGTTACGAAAGATACACCAAATATTTCATAGTTTTTTTATAGTTTTATGATATAATAAAAAACCCCAGCGTAAACTGGGGTTTTTCTTTATAAGTGACTTTATAAATTACTCTGGAAAAGCAGCACCCGTAGGTAATACTGTAAAGTCCAGAACGATGAACTCAGCCGTTCTTGTAGGTTGAATGAAGATTTGACCAACCAACTGATTTCTATCAATGACATCAGGTGTATTGTTGGAATCATCCATTACAACTTTGAATGCTGACAAACCACTATTGGATTGTACTGATTCTAAGAACGGATTCACTATGTTCAAGAATCTAGCTCTTGTAGATGAATCGTTTTGTTCAAATACTAAGAATCTGCTTGAAGAAGCAATAAACTTCTTCAATCTGATAAGTAGTCGTCTTACATTGATTCTATCAAGAGCAGATGGTTTAGCTTGTAGTGTTTTTTGTCCAAATACTACAACACCCTGACCTGGGAATGTGGCAATTGGATTAACACGAGCTTCATACAAAGTATCTCTGTCTGTGTGAGTTAACTTTTTCTTAGCCAATCTAGCAGAACTTAATCCACCACGATTCAAACCAGCAGGTGCGAACCACTCATGTGCTACTTGATCCGTAAATGCTATTACACCAGGAATCAATACTGATGGTGGCACCCAAAGGCCTTCACCAGTAGCAGGATCATCTATCTTAACCCATGGATAGTATGTAGCAGCATAATTGGTATCTAATGTTTTAACATTCTCAACCGCAGTAGAGACATTATCACCCCAAGCAGCAGTATCCATTACATAAAAACAATCAGCACGTTGTTCAACTTTATCCATCGCATGATTAGTAACTACTGGATGTAAACTGTGAATAGCACCTGGAGTTACTAACATATTAATATCAATCTCATCAGGATTACTTACAGTATTAATAGCTCTCTTATAAGCAATTGAACCGCTTGTGAGTGCTCCGCTACAATCGAATCCCATTACATTACCAGCAACTATATCACCACCAGTCTTTGGTATTACTCCAGGATTAGCACCAGAAAATCCATACTGAAATGGAACAGCAAATTTTAACTGTTGAGCAGATGCTGATATTGTTAATGTTGCACCATTTTCATTACCTGCAGTATCATCTTGACCTTTAGTAACAAAATTGGTATATTTAGTATCTTCATCACCACTATCAATACCAAATCCTTCCATATTCTCCAAATTGAAAGCGACATTTGAACCTTGGTCAGCTCCATTTGGAATTGGTGCATGATAAGCGTAATTAGTATTCAATTCATTTTCACCAAAGAATTTTTCACTTATTTTCCAACCATAAGGTACATTTACATTATATGTATCTGGAGTAGAAGAATTTGCTTGAATATAATTAAATGAACCTGTTGGAACAGTAGCAGTAGCTACGATTGGTTCATAAACTTTTTCAAATCCCATTGGCTGTAATGATGGAGTACCAGTAAATGTTTTTCTATCATAATCACCAACACGAATATACTGTGATTTGTTAACAAACTCACCATGAGTTACAACTTCACCGGCAGAAGTAACTGTCTGAAATTGATCTCCAATCGCTTTTGGAACATAATTTGCAGATGCAGGATCTAAATTCAAATTATTCCAAGTTTCAATCAGACCACCCGTTATACCATAAAGATTTATTGTAAACTGAGCGTAATCAGGACTTGAATTTGAATTTTGTGGTCTCTTAACATCAGAAATCACTACATAATAACTATTTGAATCAGTTCCATCAACTCTCATATATACTCTAAACAAATCTGTTACTGGAGCTTGAGATTGAATCATTGGTGTACGAGCTGCTTGTGCATCTGTATTACCACTTATAGTAGTTACATAAGTTGTTTCATTAACTGAAGTAGAACCTCCAGAAAAATCCAGCCCAGAACTTTGTAGTTCTAATGTAATCAATGAAGAACTACCACTTATATATCCAGCCGCTTTAGAAGCACTAATATGTGATTTAAAGTGTTTATATACATAACCAGGTGCTTCAGTTGCACCTACCTTTGGTTGAAGTGGGTCTGAACCTACTGTATTGGAAAATAACGCACCAGTAACACCAGCACCTTCTATTATTGACTGTGCTGTAACACTAGCAGTAGCATTTGTTCCAGCAATTGAAAAATCAAAAGCACCAGCAAGATGACCACCAGCTGTTTCCAAAGAACCAGAAATTGAACCAATCCCAGTACCATTATAAGTTGTTGGAGCAATAGTTGCTACAACTGTGTTTGGAAATGAAGCAATAGCAGCCTTTTCGTTAGCACCACTAACCACTAAATTAACTGAACCAGCACTATATCCACCAACATGACCAACTCTGACTATCGTTACCGAACCAGCAGACCTTAAATATTCTCTTACTGTATATGATGTATAGTAATCTCTTGTGTGTGTTCCAAATGTAGCCTCAAAGTCTGCAAAACTTCTTATTACCGTTGGAACGAATGAAGGACCTTTTCTTGTAGGTCCAATTATTGCGGCACCAATTTCACCAATACCAACTGGTAAAAATGATAAATCCCTTTCTCTCGTAAAGACGCCAGGACTGACGATTCTTTCTGCCATTTTCTCTCTCCTAAATTAAAAATTATTGTTGATTATATATAAATATAAAGAAAAATCTCAAAACACATTGAGATAAGGATTTATTTAACTTTCCTCAGATGTTTCTTCACTATCATCCGTTTCTGTTGGAGTAAAAACTCCAGTTTGAGGATCTAGTGAACCTGGACCATATTTTTCATTCAAGTCCTTTACTATATTACGCTCATTCTCTTGTAACGAAATATAATCTGCCTCAAGTTTCACTTCAGCTTCTTCTAATCCATCTTGTTGTTGTGCCAACAAAATCTTCTGAACTCTAAGTTGTCCGAAAGCTGCTTGTGTTGTTTGATATCCTTGTGCTAAGCCAGATAATGACTTTAGCTCATCATCTGTAAATTTTATTTCTTTTGCCATAATGTAACTCCTTAGTATTAATTATATATATCTAATAAATATACCAAAATGTATTTTATTGATACTGAAAGTAATCATAAAACCATTTATATTCGTTTTTTATTCTATTACAAGTGAAATTTCCTAAAACTTCATAGTAATCTTCTTTTACTGCTTTTAATTTATTCCTTATTTTGTGATCTCCAAAAATTCCATGAACT